GTAAGCCAGCAAGCTGGCAACGGGCACAGCCCTTCGGGCTGCCTTCCGGTCGCTGGCGTGGCAATCGCTGCGCGGCCGCCCGCATCCATGCGGGCGAAGGAGTGTGTGGTGGCTTCTGAATTCTGGCAATACTTCAGGGATGTTCTGCGCTGGCCGCTCATCCACAAGCCGGGGCCGCTTGCGGCGTTTGTTCGCGGCAAGGCCGGCATCCTTGACGATGCGCGGGACGACATCGTCTATTTCCGCAAGCAATGGTTCCCGGAATTTTGCGAAAACGGCCTTGTGCAGGGCTTTGGCGAGTCCCGCGGGCTTGTCCGCCATCCGAAGGAATCAGCTGCACAATTCAGAAGCCGGGTGGTCAATGCCTACGCCTGGCATCTGCTTGGCGGCAAGGTGGAGGGCCTGCCGAAGATTCTGAAATTTTACGGTTTCGACATCGGCGAAATCGTCAATATGCGAAAATACACGCCAACGCGATGGGCGGAATTCCAGCTGGGATTGAAGACGCCGACAACCCAGGCCGAACAGGCGGCGCTTCTGGCCGACCTTGACGCGATAATCTGGCTAGTCAACGAGTACAAGCCGGCAAGATCCGTCCTGTTCCGCATCTATACCGACACCTACAACCTTGAGCCTCTTATCTGGAGCCGGGACTGCTGGAGCGAGGGCTACTGGTCGCATTTTTCCGGCGTGGAGTATCCTGATTCCGAAAACCCGCAGGGGCCGGGCCAGATAATCGTCTCCTTCGGCATGGTTCACCGCGCCCAGACTGAAATTTACATTGACGGCGAGTTCCTTGCCAATATCTGGCTTTCCCAGACCCACGCCTTCCGCATCCCGTACCTTGACAAGTTCATCTGGAGCGAAAGCGCGTGGAGCGACCTGATCGTCCGCAACCACGGCTTTGTAATCGGCCAGCTTTATTCCACACAGGTGGGCGACCTGATTTACAAATCATCGGAATGGGTTGACGGGCAATGGCCGCAACACCCCTGGGCAAACGGATTTTACTGGGATCGCGCATTGCCGGAATGGCAAATGCCCTGGACGACAATCAGCAAGAGCCAGCTGTTTTATAACGATACATCGGACAAAATTTACTGCGCCGACAGGGATGTCGGCGGCCGCGCAAGCGGGAGCGAAGCGTTTGTCGCGCCAAACGCAAGCGACAGCGCCGTCCCGCGCAGGGATGCGTGGGCGGCGCGTTATGGCGGAGTTTGGGGGGATATCAATTCCAACTGGACAGTGCCGCTTGTGACTATTGCCGGGCCTGCCCCGCGCTGGGGCGAATTTGTCTGGAGCAATGAAGAGCCGGCCATAAAATACCTGCGCATTGACGAGCAGTTCCATGAGCGCCTGCCCTTCGGGCTTGAGGCCCTGAACCCCGCTTTCGGCAATCAAAGTCCGGTCGGCGCGTCTGTCACTAACGTGATGACCCTGCTTTTGCCCTGGGGCGATTTCCCGGTTTGGGGGCGTTTTGAATGGTCGCGGGAATTTCCGGAGCCCGTTAGATCCTTCATGGGCGGCTTGTTCGCCACGCTTGCCGGGGAGCCCATTTGCCAAAGTTCCGCATGGCCAGACGGCGCATGGCCGGATTCGCCGTGGGGAACAGTCCTGGAATATGGCCGCAAGAGGGACGAGCTGGAAATCGTGCCCAGATCGCTTTGCAAGAGCCAGCTTGTTTTTGGCGATTCAGCCAAAGACAGCGCCTTCGGGGACATCAACGCCTGCTATGGCGTTCCGCGGATCCCGATTGCGGGCAAGGCCCCGAAATGGGGGGATTTCGCCTGGAGCGATGATGAGCCCAAAATCAGCTTTGTGGCCATTGAGGAATGTTTTGAGGAAAAACGGCGCGTTCAATGCGAGGACGCCGCATTGGCGGTGGGATTCGCGAGCCAGGCAAGGCATGAAAGCCATGCCTTCGCGCTTCGCAGGGATGAGCAAGTCTGGAGCGAATTTGAATGGTCTGGCGGATCTTGCGCGGCAATGGGCATGGGCTCAAGAACGGCAATCCTTGCGGGCTGCGCCGAATACGCTTCGCAAAGCTGGCGGGATTGCGCGTGGCCTGCTGAATCATGGGGTGAAGTTACTGGCTATGGGCGGCCACAAGAGCCTTTTGGAATTGTAATCAAAGGAGAATCATAATGGCGCTTGCAACACTTACCAAATCCGGCAGGGCGGCCATAGCGGCCGCAATAGCGGCAAGGCCGCTGCATCTTGCCTGGGGCATCGGCCTTGAGGAATGGGACGCGATGACTGACGAGGAGCTTCCTTCCCTTGTGGAGAGGACGGAGCTTTTCAACGAAATCGGGCGCAGGTCATCCTCATGGACAGGCTTTGCCGAGCCGGACGAGAAAGGGGGAATTGTGGTGCCCACCGGCACATTGCCGGACGGCAGCGTGGAAGTTGCCCGCTACCGCCAATGCGAGGAGGCGACACCCTACCTCTTTTTCAGGATAAACTACGATTTCGCGGATGCGTCAAATGCCGTGATCAGGGAGCTTGGCATTTTTATGGACACGGAAACCCTGGCGGATTTGCCGCCCGGCCAGATGTATTTTCTGCCTGCCGAACTGAAGAGTCCCGGGCGTCTTCTGGCGGCCCAGATATTGCGGCCCAGCATCCTGCGCAGTCCGGCAGTCAGGCAGACCATTGAATTTGTATTACCGCTATGACGGCGCGATTTCGGCGCCATACCGCGTCAGGCTCGCTTTTGTCTCGGTCAAGTATGTTTAAATACGCTTCCTTCGCCAAAAGTTCGCCTTCCTTGTCTGGCATCCGAACTGGCGCCGCCATAAAAAAGGAGAAATAAATGCCTAAAATTGACAATTACTACAATCGCTTTGACGAAAGCAAAAACTACGTTGAGCTGCTTTTCCGGGACGGCTACGGGGCCCAGGGCGCGGAGCAGAACGAGCAGCAGGCCATTATCAACGCCAAGATCGCCAAGCTGGCGCGAACCCTGTTCAAGGACGGGGATGTTGTGCAGGGGGCGCAAATTGTGGTGGATTCGGCCAATGGCCATATATCCGCGACTACGGGGGATGTATTTCTCAACGGTTTTATCTGGACTGTTCCAACCGCCGAATTCGACATTCCCGTTACAGGCCTGGTTTCGGTGGGCGTCCGTCTTGAGGAAAGCATCATTTCCGAACTGGAAGACCCTGGCCTGCGCAATCCGGCAAGAGGCCAGAGAAGCGAGGGCGAGCCCGGCGCGTGGCGCAGGAAGGTGGAAGCGTTCTGGGGTTATGACGGAGACGGGAAAGCGGGCACGTTTTATCCGGTTTATACAATTGAGGACGGCCAGCTGGCCGCCAAGGAGGCTCCGCCGAATCTGGAAAGCTTCAACGTGGCCATTGCGAGGTACGACAGGGATTCGACTGGCGATGGCAGTTATGTTTGTTCGGGTTTCCTGGTTTCCGTGGACGAGGTTCTGGCGGAAGGCGCGCAGATATTTTCGGTTGCCGAAGGACGGGCAAGGGTCAATGGCGAGGGCATCGAGCTTATCGCGTCCAGGCGGCTGCGCTATCCGGCCGAACCGGATTTGCGCTATGTGGATACCGAAGTGATTACGGCTGGATCCGAGGAGAGCCAGCGAGTCAACGTGGCTCATGCGCCTGTCCATGATTACGTCAATTTGCGCGTAACCCAGCGAAAGACTGTGGAACTGACCCACGGAAATTACAGCGGCTGTTCGGATGCCCTGCCGGATACGTCCGTGCTGAATATCGTCAACGTGAAGCAGCTGGACACTGTCTATGAAATGGGCGCGGATTTCGTGCGGGCGGGCGATGCGCTTGACTGGTCTCCGACAGGAGCGGAACCGGCCACTGGCTCGACATATTCGGTTACCTATGACTTCCTGAACACCAATGTGGAGCCGATTGACCCGGACTTTGACGGTTTTACCGT